CGCCGGACAAGCACAACGCGGAAATGATTGAAGCGGAACGGGTTCTCCAGAACCTGGTGGCGCGTGTTTTTGGTGCCGCGGATCCCGGGGACGTCGACCAGTTTCTGCGCGAATTGGCCGGCTTTACGATGGCATTCCATCGGGAAGCCGTTGTCGATCCATCGTTGAGAGACATCTACCAGGGGCGGCGCCAGGTCTTCTTCTGGCTGGCCGATCACTTGAAACTCGACCTTGCGGTCTGCTGGCCGCGCTATCTGAAGAGCACAGGAGGCTGACATGCGGGTAGGACAAAGAGACTTTTTCCGAGAAGGCGAAGGCGCAGGCGCCGGTGCCGGCGATCCGCCGCCGGCTGGCGCTCCACCGGCCGGGGGCGTGCCTGGCCAGATGGGCGGCGGTGCGCCGCCTCCGGCAGCCGACGCCGGTTCACCGTGGTGGCACACGATGGGTCCAGGCCCGGTGCGGGATCTGATGGCGACGAAGAACTACTCCTCGACGGATGAACTGGCCAACGCGTACTGGAATGCAAACAAGGCGCTTAACGGGGCTGCCGACGTGTTGACGATCCCGGGTGTCGAGGCCACCGAAGAGCAGAAGACTGCGTATCGGACGCAGCTCGGTATTCCGGCGGACATCAAGGGTTACGACGATTCGATCAAGCTCGACGGTATCAACAACGTGAACGAGCCTTTGCTGGCATTTGCCAAGCAGGCAATGTTCGATGCCGACGTGCCCGCGGCCAAGGCCCAGCAGATGATTGACAGCTGGGAGAAGTTCGTTGCAACCCAGAACGAGGCTTTCGAGACCGATGCGAAGGCGAAATCGGATGCCGCCATCGCGGCGCTGCGCACTGAAGTCGGCGGTGAGTTCGACACTCTCATCGATAACGGCAAGAGAGCCGTGCAGGCGCTGGGTCTGCCGGACGCGGACCTGGCTGCGATTGAGCAGGCTGCGGGAACGGCGCCGGTCATGAGGCTGCTGTCGCAGCTGGGCAGCCGGATTCGCGAAGGCGGGCTCAACGTGCCTCCGGGCGGGGGCGGGGGCGGTCAGGAGTTCACGACTCCGGAGGCGGCGCAGGCCGAGATCAACAGGTTGAACGCGGACGCCACGTTCCAGGAAGCCTACACGAAGGCAGAGCACTCGCAGCATGCGGAAGCGGTCCGCAAGATGGCCGCGCTGTTCGCGACAGTGCATCAGCGTTGACGCCCGCGGGCATCTGCGCTAGAAAGTAAGAGACGCAAGGGCCGGCGGCGCCGAACACCCCTCGCTACGGAGGTAAACCGGAGCAGGAGTGCAAGATGGCCGAGACCCTTGCGACTTACACCGTCCCCGAGCATCACGTCCTCATGTTCACGAGCAATGTCCAGGCAGCGCTTGCGCGCGTAGGGGGCGTTCTCGACCCGCACGTCACGCACGGTGCCTACACCGGTGACAAGGTTCAGGCGGTGAACTTCCTCGGACCGATCGCGTTCACGAGGCGCGAAGTCCGGAACGCCGATACCGTGTTCGTCGAGCCCGCGCACACCCAGCGCTGGCTGCGCGGCTTCGAGTACGATGCGGCCATCCTGGTCGATCGTCTCGACACCCTCAAGATGATCTACGATCCCACGAGCCCCTACGTCGAGCGCATCCGCGAGGGCGCGGCGCGTGAGTACGATGTGATCATCATGAACGAATTCTACGCCGCGGCGATGACCGGCACGCGCGGTGACAGCACCACCGCTTTCCCCAGTGCCGACGAAGTTTTGCACGGCACCACCGGTCTGACGGTCGCCAAGCTGCGCGCCACGCGCAAGCTCATGAAGCAGCGTCACGTCGATCTGCGGGCCGAACGCCCGAGGATGGCCATCGACGCCGAAGGCGCTGACGATCTGCTCGGCGAGGCCCTGGTCCAGTCGCGGGACACCAACGCGGTACAGCCGCTCGTCAACGGCGAGCCCGGGGCCTACATGGGTTTCGATTTCATCCCGATCGAGGACATCATCCCGACGCGTACCGATTCGGGCACCATCGTCATGGCACCGACCTGGGTGCCTTCCGGCATGCACCGCGGCACGTGGCAGGATCTTCGCACGATCATCGGCCCGCGTGCCGACAAGAACAACATCACGCAAATCCACTGTACTTTCACTGGTGGCGGCACTCGACTCGAAGAGGGCAAGATCATCAAGTGCGAGTACAAGATCTGATCCGGAGCCGAACTGGAGAGTAACTTATGGCAGACTTTCTGAGCGTCCAGATGACCGCCATTGCCGCGGCCACGATCCAGTATCCGATCGATATCTACGGCAAGATGCGGATCTCCTACTTCAGCTACGTCGCGGTCGGCGCCTCGACCACGCCGAACACCTACGACCTGTTCAAGCTGCCGCCCGGCAGGGTTCGGGTATTGCCGCCCCTCTGCCGGCTGACCCACGACGCCTGGGGCGCCGCGCGCGTCCTCGATCTGGGCAATCGCGCTTACACCGGCGAGCAGAACGCCGCCGTGGCCGAGGTCGACAACGAGTACGCCAACAACATCGACATCTCCTCGGCCGGCGCCGCCGTGGCGTGGGCAACGCTGCTCAAGGTCGATCTCTTTTCGATGACTGGCATCACGGTCTTCGGCACCGTCTCCGGCGGGGACCAGGCCGCGTCGGATGCGCTGTCCGGCTTCGGGGTCTACGTCACCGAGTAGCGCCTCGCATAAGGAGGCCTCGCCGTGGCCACAACAGAAACCGAGGTGGTCAATCTCGGCTTCGACCTGATCGGCGAGGCCTCGATCCTCGACATCCTGGCCCCCACCAACGAGCGCGGCGAGATCGCGAACCGGCAGTACTTCAATGGCCGGGACGCGCTCCTGCGCAGGTTCACCTGGCTGTTCTCCAGGAAGTGGTTCTCTCTCTCCGCGGACGACGATGCGACCTTGGACCCGGACAGGGCGGTCTCCTACCAGCTGCCTGCCGAAGCCGTGCGCGTCCTTCGGCCCTCCGATGTCGAGTGGGTGGTCAACGGGCGCAAGATCTATTCGTCGGTCACCGGGCCTTTGAAGGTCCAGGTGCTGCGGAACGACATGCCGGTGAGCGATTTCGATCCGCTTTTCGTGCAGGCGCTCGCCGCTTACGTCGTGCTCCGGACGATCGAGAAGAGGACGCAGTCGGCGAACAAGCAGCAGCTGCTCAGAGTGCATTACAAGGATGCCATCGCCGATGCCGTGAACACCAATGCGCTCGAGGAGCCGACGAGGGTGGCGTTCCGCGACCATGCCAGTCTCTACCTGGCGGGGCATGACGGCGTCGATGCGGTGACCTGATGCCGCAGGCCAATTCGATCCTTACAGGCTTCAACAGCGGTGAATTCTCGCCGCTCATGTTCGGTCGTGTCGATTTTCGACGCTACGGCTTCGCGCTCAAGACCGGCACGGGCTTCTTCTCGACGCCGCAGGGTGCCGCCCTGGCGACCCCCGGCACTTCGAAGTTCGGCCTGGCGCGGGATCAGGATGCAGCCGCCAAACTGACACCGTGGATCTTCTCCGATCAGCAGGTGCTGATGCTCGAGTGGTCGGATCTGAAACTGCGCTTCTACGATAACACCGGGGTGCTGCTGGAGAAGACGTGGTCCGTCACCGCGGTTGTGGTCACCGCCACGGGCCTCGACCTGACGGTGACCGGCCACAGCATGGTGACGGGCGAGTACATCTACCTGGCCGGGTTTGAGGCCTCGAAGAACGTCAACGCCCGCACCTACCAGATCACCGTCGTCGACGCGAACACGCTGCGCATCGTAGTCACGCCGCCGACGACAATCGGCAGTCTGACGACAGCCACGGTTGCGCGTGTCTACGAAGTGACCAGCCCCTACGCGGCAGCCGACGTCCACGCCATTCGCCTGGTGCGCTCGCTGGATGTGACCTACGTCTACTGCGGCGAGAAGGCGGGGAGCCTGATCGGGTATCCGGTCTACAAGCTGACGCGCTTCGGCACGACGAACTGGACCCTGGCGCAGGTCGAGTTCACGGACGGGCCTTACCTGGCCTCGGTGCTGGGCAGCACCACGATCGCGCACGACGTCACCGGATCGCCGATCGCGAAGATGACCAGCAACACGTTGCCGGCCGGCTACGTTGCCTCAGGCAGCACGGAGAGCGTCGGCAACGAGTACTACCGTGCTTTCGATCAGGATCCCGAGACCTACTGGGCCGGAACGGTGAACCAGAAGGGCGTTCTGCAGGTCCTGAAGCCCTCCGTGGTCGCGGTTACCGGCTACGCCATTCATGTCTCGGTGGAGTCGGCGGATGCGACCTACACCGCTGTTGATCACGCGCCGAGCACGTGGACCCTGCAGGGCTCGAACGACGGCAGCACCTGGACCGACCTCGATCGGCAGATGGACTTCGTCGCTTACGACAAGGGACGCACGCCCTTCATCAGCATCGGCAACACCGCGACCTACGACTACTACCGGATCGACATCGAGAAATGCGTCCGGAACGGTCCGATCGTACCCTGGGTGTCGCACCTGAACCTGGGAGTGGCCGATGCCTCTGTCCGGCTGACGGCCGTTAGCGTGACCGGGATCAACGCCAATACCGGTTTTCAGACGACGGACATCGGACGGTTGATCCGGGTGCGCGGCAATGACCTGAACTGGCGTGCCCTGCGCATCACCGCGCGTCCTTCGACCCTGATCATCGATGCCGATCTCGAGGGCGAGCCTTTTGTCGATCTGAAGCCGGCCCTGGAGTTCCGGCTCGGGATTTTCTCGGACACGACCGGCCATCCCGTGCACGGTGTCAGGTTCAAATCCAGACAGCTCATGGGTGGTGTGAAAGAATTGTCCTCGTTCATCGTCGGATCCGAGGCCAACAGCCTCGAGCGCATGTTGCCCTCGGACCCGGATGGCATTGTCACGGACGAGAACGGCTTCGCGCTTGAACTGGACTCTCCGGAGCTGGCGGATGTCCGCTGGTTCGCGCCGTTCGACAAGGACCGTGGCATTCTCATCGGCACCGGCACCGGGCTGCACGTCATCACCAGGACGGATGCCTCCAAGCCCTTTTCCGGCACGAATCTCGACAACGATCCGGCTGAAGGCACCTGGGCGTCCCGGGAAGCCGCGATCCACGTCAAACAGGCGGTGCTGTTCCTGTCGATCGACAGTCAGCGCCTGCACGAGGTCACGCACAGCTTCACCGAAGACGGTTTTCTGGTCAGGGATCTGAGCCTGTTCGCCAATCACATGGCCGGGGAGTTCACTTTTGACCAGCCTGTCTACGTCTCCGACCCCTACCCGCTGGTCCTGTTGCGTTGCACCAACGGCGAGTTGATGATCATCGCCTACGAGCGCTCGGAAGACGTTCTCGGGTGGTTCAGGTACCCGCCCGGGTCCGGTGCCGAGATCGAGAGCGTGGCCGTTCTGCCCGATCCGGTATCCGGACAGAAGCTGCCGTGGCTGCAGGTCAAGCGCACCTACGGTGGACAAACATGGCGCACGATCGAGCGCATGGACAAGTTCTGGCGCCCGGGCTTCACGACGGCTGACACCGGCTACGTGCAGTCGGCGATCCGCTACAGCGGCGCGGCGACGACGACCTTCTACGGCCTCTCGGAGTACGAGGGGGCCACGCTGGTGGGTCTCGCTGACGGCGCCCCCATCACGCCGTTCGTCGTCGTTAACGGCACGCACACCCTGCCGGAGGCGGCGTCAGAGGTGGTGTTCGGGCTGGGCTTCGACGCCGACTGCGAGACGGTGAGCCTCGAGGCTGGTGCCGCCCAAGGCACCGCGCAGGGACAGTCGAAGCGCGTCCACGAAGTGTCGGTGCTCCTGCTGGAGAGCCAGACCGGTCAGCTGGGCAAGCGTGTCGACGGTGCGCTCAGGTACGAGGACATCGAGTACCGCAAGTCGACCGACCCACTCGGAGTCATGCCTCCACCCTTTACCGGCTTCAAGCAGGTGGAAGGGTTGTCCGGTCACGACATCGAGGCTACTGTCGCCTGGAAGCGCGAGGCCGACAAGCCGTTGCCTCTCAACGTCGTTGCACTCGTGCCGGGTCTCGAGACACGCGGGTGAAGCACATGCAGGTTCGAAAGTTCAGTGCCGATCACGTGCTGGACCTGAGAGACGTGCAGGCAGTGCAACTGGCCGAGATGACCATGCATCTCAGCGATTCCAGCCTCGAGGCCTTCGTGGCGCTGGAGCGGCAGGTGGGCATGAACTACTCGATCTTCTCGGATCAAGGCGAGCTGGTGGCGTGCGGCGGGATCTTCACGATCTGGCCGCAGCGGGCGCAGGCCTGGGCGCTGGCGACGCAGGACTGGGCAGAGCGGGTGCGGATACGGGAGTTGCTGACGTTCACCCGTAGTATCGTGAAGGCCTATCCGGCCCGGAGGGTCGAGGCGACGGTGCTGCGCGACTTCAAGCCCGGCTGTAACTGGCTGCGGGCACTCGGGTTCGAGATGGAGGCCGCGTGCCTGAAGTGCTACGATCCGGTCGGGCGCGATTTCGCGCTCTACGCAAAGGTGCGCGATGACTGGGCTTGAGATTGCAGCGCTGGCACTCACGGCGGTTGGTGGGATCACTTCCGCTGTTGGCTCTTTTCAGGCGGCGCGGGGAGCGGCGGAAGGCAAGGAGTTCGAGGCCGAGATCGCCGAGCGCGACGCGACCATCGCGCGGCGACAGGCCTCTGTCGATGCTGACGATGCCCGGCGCGAGACTCGCCGGCGCCTGGCGACGATCAGGGCTTCCTACGGTAGCAAGGGGTTCTCGCTCGCCGGATCGGCGATCGACGTGCTCGAGGATCAGGCCACGACCGGCGAGCTGGCAGCCGAGCGCGAGACGTTCGCAGGAGAGCTGCGGGCGCTCGGGTTCGAAGACAGTGCCGTGGTCGCACGCACGGAGAGCAAGGCACTGAGACGTTCGGCCTTGCCGGGGCTGATAGGCGGGCTGGCAGGCACTGCCGGCAGGACTGCTCGTGGTGGTCTTGAGCTGGAGGTCTTCTGATGGCCAGGATCAATCTGACGCCGTTGAAGGCCCGGAGCGCGCAGACGCCGCTGGGCAATGTCAGGACGGATGGCTTCGCCCTGTCCGCGCCGGGTCGGGTCATGCAGGATGTCGGGCGCTCGCTCGCGCAGATCGGCGATGCCGCGGCCGCCTTCGCAACCAGGGATGACGACGCCGATACGGTGCGTTCGCTGTCGGAGTTCGACTTCGAGGCCGGCTACATCAAGCGACGTGAAGAGGCGTTGCGTACGGACGCGCTGGAAGGCTTCCACGACCGGACGGTGGCGGACTACGACACCGCGGTCAGTGAGCACGTGGGCGGCATCAAGAACCCGCGGGTGAAGAGCGCCGTCGAGGCGCGGCTGCTTTCCCTGCGAACCGGTTTTCTCGCCAACG